TACTTAACAATGCATTTAGCTCTAGCTTTGTAGGTGGAGATGGTAAGGAGCTTTGTGCTACTGACCACCCAACACTTGCAGCTGGTGACCAATCAAACGAACCAGCAACTGCTGCGGATTTATCTGAATCATCTTTAGAAAGTGCAATAATTTCTATTGGCGGTTTTACAGATGACAGAAACATCCCAGTTGCAGTTCAGGCTCGTAAATTGATTATACCAAAAGACTTAGCTTTCACAGCTCAGAGAATTCTGAAAAGTGATTTAAGAGTTGGTACAGCAGATAACGATACAAACGCATTAAGAAGCATGGGAATGCTTCCAGAAGGTTATGCAGTAAATCACTACTTAACTGACACTGATGCGTTCTTTATCTTAACTGATATGACAAACACAGGTCTTAAAATGTTCCAAAGAAGAGCTTTAAAAACTTCTATGGAGCCAGACTTTGAAACAGGAAATATGCGATTTAAAGCGTCTGAAAGATATTCTTTTGGATTCAGTGACTGGAGATGTATCTTCGGTTCACCTGGAGCATAAAGTACAACTAAGGGGGGGTAACCAAACCCCCCTTTTTTTCTATTTATTAACAAGTTACATAGACTGCAATAGCAGACGATATAGAGACTATGTAGCAAGGTCTATATAACCAAGGAGGTTTAAAATGGCTAATACAACTTTTACAGGTCCAGTTCGTTCAGAAGGTGGATTTAACGTAATTAACAAAGACGGCACATCAGGTGCTATTACAGAAACTGGTTTTTCAGTTAATTCAACTGGACAATTAATTTCTATGGGTACTAGAAAAATACAAACATTTGCAATAGATTTATCTGGAACAAATGCAGCAGCAACTACTTATGGTGACAATGATGTTCTAGTAGAACTAGGTGCATTAAACACAGACCACCCAGATGCTTTAGTAACAGCAAGCAAATTCTTTATTCATAAAGTAGTGCTTGGTATTACAACTGCAGCGGCAAGTGATGCTAACTCATTAGCTAACTTACAATTATCTGCAACTTCAGGTACAGCTACTAATAGTGCTATATCTTCAGGAACTGAAATTGTAGGAGCAGGTGTTGCATCATTTAATCCAAGAATTTCTGCTACTGATTCAGTAACAGAAGTTGATATTGACCTTGATGCTACTGCTGGTCTTTTTCATGTATTTACACCAAACATTACTGCAGCTATTGCAAGTAAAAATTTGTACTTAGGTGCTGGTTCTACTTGTGACACTGCTTTAACAGCATTCCGTGGAACACTTGAGATAGAATATTCAGTTTACTAATGAAGATTTGCGAATATATAGCTTTGCTCCTTTTAATAACAAGGAGCGAGGCTAAAATAATTTTAGGAGGTATAAAATGGCAGATGTAGTAACATCACAAATTATTAATGATAATATAGGTGCTAAAAGTATTTTAGTAAAACTTACTAATATATCAGATGGTAGTGGAGAAAGTGCAGTAGCAAAAGTAGATGTTTCTGCGTTACTGGCAGACAGCAATGGAGAGGCTTGCTCTAGAGTTGCAATACAAGAAATTTATTATGACATTTTTGGAATGAGAGTTGATTTATTGTGGAATGCAACAACTAATGTTAATTGTATAACACTAGGTGCTAATGGAGCATTAACTTCTCAAGGTCACATAGATGTTAAAGAGTTTGGTGGAATTACAAATAATGCTGGTTCTGGTGTTAATGGTGACTTACTATTAACAACTACAGGACACACTGACGGAGACCACTACACAATTGTTTTAAAATTAAGTAAAACATATTAGGATAAATTATGGCAACTTCTGGAACAAGAACATTTACATTAGCTGTTGACCAAATAATTGAGGAAGCATTCTCAAGGATTGGTGGAGAACCCCAAACAGGGAAGGAAGCACAGCAAGGTAGAACGTCTTTAAATCTTTTACTACAAGAGTGGTTAAACAGAAGTGTTCAACTATGGACAATTACCGAGTCAACACAATCCTTAACTTCAGGAACAGCTAATTATACATTAAATACACACACTGTTGATATTGAAGAGGCAGTAATACAAGTTACCAATTCTGATTCAACTGTAACTGATTTTCAATTAGAAAGAATAAGTCGTGATGACTATTTAAAAATACCTAATAAATCTGACCAATCTAGACCAAGTCAATATTTTTTAGATAAGCAATTAACACCAGTTATATATCTGTATCCAACTCCAGATGACTCTACTCAAGTTTTTAAATACAATGAAAGAAGAAGAATAGAAGATATTACTGCTTCAACAGAAAATATTGATATTCCAGATAGATTTTTACCTTGTGCAATTAGTGGACTTTCTTACTACTTATCTTTAAAAAGACCACAGATTGAAATGCCAAGAAGACAAGAATTAAAAATGCTTTATGAAGAAGAATTTCAAAGAGCAATGCAAGACAACAGGGAAAAAGTAGATTTAATTATAAGACCAGATTTAAGATATAACATATGAAATACGCATCAGGAAAATATGCTAAGGCTATCTCAGATAGAAGCGGTATGGCATTCCCATACAATGAGATGAGAAAAGAATGGAATGGTGCTTTTGTTCATAAGTCTGAATTTGAATCAAAACATCCACAACTGGAGCCTAGAAAACAAAAACCTGATGCACAAGCATTAAGAGACGCAAGTCCACCAAAAAAATTATTACCATCGGAGCAATTAGAAAACGGCTCTGTATCTAGTTTAATGGCAAGTCTGGGAGTAAGCAACTCTGACGTAAAAGTAACAGGAACTTTTACTTCAGCTAATGCTACACCATTAATAACAGCCTTGACATTAACGACAAACTTAGGTACAGAATCTATAAGTGTCTGATAAAGTAAATATATTCGTAGGAACACCTTGCTACGGTAGTATGTTGACTGAAGAGTATTTTCACAGCATACTAGAATTACAAAATTTTTGTAGAAGAGAAGAAATCGGACTTAATATACAAACTTTAGGTCAAGAGTCTTTAGTAACTAGAGCTAGAAATACTTTAGTAGCTAATTTTTTAGACAATAAAGAAGCAACCCATTTATTATTTATAGATGCTGATATTGGATTTGAGGCAGAGTCTTTAAAGAGACATTTAGAGTTTGATAAAGAGGTAACTTGTTCTCCTTACCCTATGAAATTAATAAGTTGGGATTTAATACCAAAACTTATAGAAGAAAAAAAAGATTATAGAAATTTATGTCATCCTTATGTTTTAAATTTTGCAGATAAAGAAAATATAGAAATAACAAAAGGATTTGCAGAAATTTTAGACGCAGCTACTGGATTTATGCTTATCAAACGCTCTTGCTTAGAAAAGATGAAACAAGAGTATCCTGATTTGTATTATAAATCGGACCAAATTATTAACGGAAAAGAATATGATTCAGAAAATACGTATTTATTTTTTGATACTATGAAAGATGAAAATGAAAGATACTTATCAGAAGATTACGCTTTCTCAAGAAGATGGCAAAAAATTGGTGGGAAAATTTATGCCGACATCGGTTCAAAACTCACGCACTTCGGTTCTCACAAATACACAGGAGAACTCTGGAAACACTTCAACTTCCCAAAAAAGTAAAAATGTAGTAATCCCAATACAGGGTTTAGAATTTAAAATCACGAAAGGTTAGTATGGCAGACGCAGTAGTAAAACCAATTAAAATGACATATGTAGTAAATCCAACAAAAGGATTTATTAGAAAACCTAAAGAAGAAGAATTAAAAAAATACGAAGAAAGATTAAAAAAACTAGGTAGAGATAAATAATGGCAAATGATGCATCAATAACACTTACAGCAACACTATTACCAGATGAAATAGCTAAAACTATTAGCGGTTCTATGACAGTTACCCCTGATGATGTTAACGATAAATGGTATTATAAATTAACTGCCGTTACCACAACAAGTGCAGATTTAATAGCAGGTAGTTTTTTAGACTATACTGCAGTTGACCAAGATACTGCACCTACAGCAGTTGCTACAGGAGATAAGATAAAATTTCTATTTATAAAAAATCAAAGCACTGCAGATGGCATTATGTTATCAATAGATGCAGGAACAGCAGTCAATAGTTTAGTTGATGGTATATTTATAGGACCAGGTCAATCGTGGTTTGCAAGATTACCAAATGTAACAGTTGCAGACTTACACGCAATTTCTTCAGACATTGGAGATGTAGGTGACGCAACTGCAAATTGTATAGTTGCAGCTTTAATAGATGATGTTGGTTAGGAGATAAAATATGGCAACAATGACTTTTTCTACTTTAACTCAAGATTTAAAAGATTGGATGGAAAACGATGGAACTGAATTTTCAAACGAAACATCTAATTTTATATCTTTAGCAGAACACAGAATTGCAAGAGATGTAGACCCTTACGCATTTCATGAATCTGCAAATTCTACTTTTAATACTGGTGACAGATTTGTAAGTAAGCCAGTTGATGCTAGAGTTATATTTCATTTTTTATATTTAGATTCAAGCGGCAACAGAACATTTTTAGAAGAAAGAACTGATGAATTTATATACGATTATTCACCAAATACTTCTAACACTGGAACACCAAAGTATTGGGCAAATTATTCTGATACAGCAATATTAGTAGGTCCGACACCTAATGCAGATTTAACAGTAGAAATGACTTACTCAAGAAGATTAGCAGAACTATCTAGTAACAATGCAACTAATTGGTTAACAGAAAATGCACAAGATTTATTATTATATGGGTGTCTTATGGAAGCTGCCACATTTACAAAAAATAGAGAAGACTATGCTGTTTACACAACAAGATATCAAGCTGCAGTTGAGTCTGTTAACAACCAAGCTAGAAGAAGAAGAAGAGATGACTTTACAGCTCCCGCAAACGTAATGGGAGAAAATTATTTAAAAGCCAACACACAATAAGGAGATAACACATGGCAATAACACAAACTTTAACAAACGCATTTAAACAAGATTGTTTAGATGGAACACAAAACTTAGGAAATGGTGGAGATACATTAAAAATAGCTTTGTACACATCAAGTGCAACACTAAATAAAGACACAACAGTCTATATCACTACTAACGAAGTTTCTGGAACGGGTTACACAGCTGGTGGTGCTACACTATCAAGTCAAGCGGTTTCATTAGATGGAACTAATAATGTTGCTTTTTTTGATGCGGCAGACCCAAGTTTTACATCAGCAACAATTACTGCAAGAGGTGCCTTAATATACAATAATAGCAAATCAAACGCAGCGATAGCAGTATTAGATTTTGGTTCTGATTTTTCATCATCTAATGGAACTTTTCAAGTGCAATTTCCATCTGCTGCTCACAATACAGCTTTAATTAGGATTAGTTAATGGCTTCTGGAACTGCAGGATGGAACGCTGCTGCTTATGGTGATGATGGATGGAATGACGGCATTTTATTACCAGAAACTGGCATTGCAGCAACACTAGCAGTGGGAGCTGAAGTAGTATTTGGTAGTGCACTTGTAAATCAAGTTGGATACGATACTTTTCGTATAAGTTTAGCAGATTTATCTGCCAATATAAACGGCACAGCTTTAATTAACACAGCAACTGGTAGTTCAATTGCAAGCTCAATAGGAACGGCTAAATTATGGTCATTAATAAATACAACTTCTGGAGGAACGGAAACATGGACAGTGGGGACAGCAAATTAAATGTCTAATTTTACACAATTAGGTTTTGTAAAACAAACCGATGGAGAAAATATAGGAACGTGGGGTGACGTTTTAAACGATTCACTTATTGATTTACTCGATGATGCTATTGGTGGATACGTAGAAGTTAGCGTTGCATCTGGTAATGTTACATTAGCTTTTGCTGATGGCACTGCAGATAACAATGGTAGACACGCAGTTATTAAATTTACAGGCTCACCTGGCACAACAAGAACAGTAACTTTTCCAAATAAACAAAAAACATATTATATAAACAATGGCTCAGATGGCTCTGTAATTTGTACAGCTGGCTCTGGTGGAGCGACAGTTACAGTATTATCTGGTAATAAAGATATTATTTACGTTGATGGCAGTGATGAAATACACAGTGTCCTAACAAGAACAAGTGTTGTTTTAGGTACAAATACTTCTGGTAATATTTTAGTTGCTGATGGTAATCAATTTAATTCAAAAGCTGTAGGTGACTTATCAGCGATATCCACTATTGCAAGTGGAGATACTTTATTAGCAGTGGATGCCTCTGGCGGAGGTTTAAAAAAAGTTGCAAGAAGTGTTCTTGTGGCAGGATTAGCTACATCTAGTGCATTAAATAATGTTTCAGAAGATGATACTCCACAACTAGGTGGTAATCTAGATATGAATGGTAATGATATTATTACTACTTCTAATGCAACTATTGACCTAGCACCTAATGGTACAGGAACAGTTGTTGTGCGAGGTAATACAAATTCTGGAGCAATAGTATTTAATTGTGAATCTAACTCACATGGACAAACTGTTATTGCACAACCTCATTCAGCAGGTGTTACGAATACCATGCTATTACCTGCAGGTGCTAGTTCAACATTAGTATCTCTTGTATCAACTGATACATTAACAAACAAAACTTTAACATCCCCTAAAATTAATGAGGATGTAGCAGTAACTTCAACAGCTACAGAGTTAAATTTATTAGACGGAATTACAGCAGGTACAGTATCTGCTTCTTTGGCAGTTATTGCAGATTCTAATAAAGATATATCAGGATTTAGAAATATTACTCTTAGTGGAGAACTAGATGCAGGTTCATTAGATGTTTCTGGTGACGCAGATATTGATGGTACATTAGAAGCAGATGCCATGACTTTAAATGGTACTGCAATTACAGCAACAGCAACTTTAGATACAGGTATATCAAATAATAATGTACCTAAGTTTACAAGTGGTGTAGCTGATGATGACTTTTTAAGGGTTAATGGCACAGCTATAGAAGGTAGAAGTGCAAGTGAAGTTTTATCAGATATAGGTGCATCTGCTGTTGCAGGCAGTTCAAGTATAGTTACTACTGGAGCATTAAACTCTGGTTCTATAACTTCAGGATTTGGTACTATAGATACAGGGTCATCAACGATAACAACTACAGGATTAATTAGTGGTGGTTCATTAGACATTGATAATGTTTTAATTAATGGAACAACTATAGGACATACTGATGATACTGATTTAATAACTGTAGCAGATGGTTTAGTGACAGTAGCAGGTGAAGTTCAAATGACAACCCTAGATATAGGTGGTACAAATGTTACATCAACAGCAGCAGAATTAAATTATTCAGACTTAGCTACATTAGGAACAACAGCAGCTTCTAAAGTTTATACAGCAGATGCTAATGGATTAACAAAAATATCTGGAGCAGCACTTTATACAGAAGATACATTAACAGATGGCTCAACTGTTGCTTGGGATGTTATTGCATCTCCAGTAGCTAAATTAACAATGGCAGGTAATAGAACTTTATCTGCTCCAAGTGGCACTACACCTGCAGCAGGACAGTTTGTATCTTTATTATTAATACAAGATGGCACAGGCTCAAGAACAATCACATTCAATGCCGTATATGAGTTTACAGGAGACACAGCACCCACATTAACAACAACAGCTAACAAAGGGGATTTATTTGTATTTAGATACAATGGTTCTAAATGGTTAGAAGTTGGTAGAAATTTAAATTTAACTTTATCATAGGAGTAATATGTTTGCACAAGTAGAATCAGGAAGTATAACAAGTTTTCCAAAAGGAAATAAAGGAATACAAATAGGGGATAATTTATATCCAAAAAGTATTTACACATTATGGACAGAATCAGAAAGAAATGCGATTGGAATCTATACTGTAGAAATAGACAGCACCAATAGAAAAGATGAAAAGTTTTATATTAATACAGATATTACTTATGCATTTGGTAGTGGTAAAGTAACAGGTAGTTATGGAACAGCAACTGCTAAAGCTATAGCAGATTCTTTATATACTTCA